CAGATGCATCAGCGTTGGGCACGGCGATAGCAGGTTCAGCTATAGCAGTAGCAGCAGGCGGAGCTCAGGCTTTGCTTACAACGAATACTAGCTTGGTGAGATTATTAGCAAGCATACAACTATATGTTCCAGCATCAATTATGACATCATACTCAGCAAATTGGGAAGAGGCACAGTTAGGTATTGCAGGAACGCTTGGTTCAGGTAGACTTAACATGACAGATGCAGCAGAACTTCCTGAGTATATAGGAAGAGGCATGATCGGAGCAGCTGCCAATTTACCTAAAGAGCTTGGAGGTAGTGGAGACTTTGCATCTCTAATTGAATCTACAAGTAAGAAAGTAAACAACCCATACAAAGAACAGTTATTTAAATCAATGGGTTTCAGAAAGTTTTCCTTTAACTACGCCTTTGCACCGAGAAATAAAAATGAGTTAGCAGAGGTACAAGCAATAATTTCATTGTTTAAATATCATATGCACCCAGAGGCATCAAAAGGCGAATTGTTTTTAGTGTACCCATCAGAATTTAGTATAGAGTTTCATTCACTTATTGATGGTATTATGGCAATTAATCCAGAATTACCAAAAGTATCATCTTGTGTTCTTACTAGTGCTAAAGTTACTTATGGCCCAGACGGAAATTTTAATACATTCATAGATACAGGCGCTGCAACAGAATATGGTTTGGAACTACAGTTTACAGAACTAGAAACATTAACAGCAAATAGAATAGAGGATGGATTATAATATGTATTTTAAAGCACTCCCAAAAATGTTTTATCCATACACCCGCAACGGTAAAGTTACACGAACAGTTGTTCCAGATATATTTCGTAGAGTTCAACTAGATAGATTTTTTAAATTTAAACAAAGTCTTTTATCGTACTATATTGGAGACGGTGAAGCACCAGAAATGGTTGCACATAAAATTTATGGCAATACAACATATCATTGGATAGTTTTAATTGCAAACGATATTATTGATGTGTCAAGAGAATGGCCATTGTCTAATGAGCAACTATCGTTATATTGCGATGACAAATATGGAGTTAATAACTCAGGCTCAGTTCATCACTATGTATTAACAGATGATAACGATATAATATGCGACTGGGATGCTACTAGATTAGCAGCTAGTGAAATACAAGCAGTTACACACAGAGAATACGAAGAAGAAATAAATAATAACAAGCGACAAATATTTTTACTTGATCCTAAATACTTAGGTGAGATAGTACTACAATATAAGTCCTTGGTAAAATGAGTTTAAAATATGACTGAGGTTAGTGAATCTAATAAAGCAGGCGATATAGTAATAGAACGTATTGATATTACTAGTAATGATAATGTGACTTACGACCTACAATCATATATGATTGAGTTTCGTTTAGTGGAAGATATGTTTGGGCAGGTAATGTCGGGTGATATATTTATGGCAGACGCCACAAACGCAATAGGTAATTTTCCAATTATCGGTGGTGAAGTAATAACAATAAAATTTCGCTCACCTATATTTGATGACGATCCAGATAATATAATTGAAAAATGTTTCCAAGTATATGCTATAACAGATAGATCAGTTCTCAATGACAGAGAGCAAAGGTATGTACTTCACTTTATGTCGCTAGAAGGAACAACAGATGCTTCTAAACCTTTATCTCAAAGATTTACTGGTTACACACACGATATGGTTAACGACATATATATCGACTACATGAAAGAGAAACGTGTCCTTACTGGGAAAAAGTTTTCAGATTTAATTATCGGCGACACACCACACTCATCTGAGATAAACTACATATCTAATTTTTGGACACCTATTCAAAATCTAAACTACATTGCAAAGTATTGCAACGGGGCAGAGTTTCGAGGTTCTGATTATGTATTTTTTGAAAGTAATAAAAACTTTTTCTTTACATCAATACAAAACCTTATTAAGAAACAGGAAGACGCTATATTCGATCAATACAGATACGATGCTCCTGGTATAACATCACCAACAACTCGATCGGTAGAATATAATTTTGCAGGCGCTGATTTAGATCCAAAGTTTACACAGATTTCAGACATTAAGCTGCCTAGAACAATAGATATTTTAGACGGCCAACAATCAGGTTATTATTCACAAGCGGCAAGAGCATATGATTTATTTACAAAAGAAAGAGTTGAAGCGTATATAGATATAAGAGACTCTTTTGGAGACTTTGTCCACACCGATCCTGGAATTCCAATACCAGCAGGCATACAACGTCACCCTATGTCAAGGACATCAGTGAAGATATTAAACAGTTTTGCTTATGTAAAGCCAATGTCTATACCAGGTGGTAAAGCAAAGTCTACAAACGAAGCAGTGGTATATAATACCTTGTACAGAGACAATTATTTAAATTCATTCAAAGATTACACGTTTGAAATAACGGTGCCAGGTAGAACAGATATAGCTGTTGGCAACTTAATAGTTATTAAGTTTCCGGCTACAGGAGATAAGTCTGCAGATACTACGGCAGACGAAATACACGATAAATTAATTTCAGGTAAGTTTCTAATAACAGCTATTAAGCATGTAATTACTTTGGAAACCCATGTAATGATAATGGAAGTAGTTAAAAACGGACTGGCTATACATGCCGGCCCAGCAGATGATGGAGTCTTAGAGGATATATAATGGCAAATAAATTAAAAAATAATAAAAAACTAGACCTACCTGATTGGATTTGGTGGATAGGAGTTATTGAATCAAGGCTAGATGTAGCAGAGGCAGGTAGATATAGAGTACGGATAATGGGCTACCACTCAGGTAATACAAATACACTACCAACAAAAGATCTACCATTTGCAACAGTTATAAACTCTCCTACAAGCGCTAGTACATCTGGTGTTATGGAAACTCCTAATTTATTACCAGGGTCAACAGTAGTTGGATTTTTCGCAGACGGCGAAGAAGGCCAGATGCCAGTAATCATAGGATCAATTGCAGGAAAACCTTCTGCCCCAACCGATGAAATGCCAGGAGAGGATGGGTTTAACGATCCAGGAAAAAATTGGCCTAGAGGAATGGATGGCTCTGATATACCTGAAGGGTTCAGTGGAGTTGGCGAATCTGATTTATCTCGTTTAGCTAGGAACGAATCAGCAGAGACACACTATTCGTTACTTAACAAAAGAGAAGAAAGAACAACAGAAGTTAGAACAGCTAAAGCACCATCAGTATCAGCAGCAACAGGTGATGGTGTACTAGATGACAAAGAAGGTAAGGATTATGAAGGTAAAACTTGGGACGAACCTCATGCGAGAGGACACGAAACACCAAAGTACTTCAACCCATTAACAGATTTAAAAGCAGGCGGGACAGGACAGCCACCCGAACCAGGTACATATACATCTCAATATCCTTTTAATCAAGTTAAAGAGACAGAAGCAGGCCACGTATTTGAGGTTGACAGCACAAGTGGTAACGAAAGAATATCAGAATATCACCCAATTGGAAACTATACCGAAATACAATCTGATGGAACCCGGGTCAATAAAATTAAAGGATCTGACTATGAAATTATAGCAGGCGACAAAGACGTTCTTATAAGAGGTTCATGTAACATAACAATAGTAGGAGATGCTAAAGTTTTGGTCCAAGGCGATAAATATGAGGAAGTAGAGGGCGATTACTTTTTATCTATACTAGGTGACAGAGTTACAAAAATCAACGGCAATGACATCAAATCAGTCGTTAGTGACGTCACTGAGACTATTAAAGGGAACAGAACTGTCCGTGTAGCCCTGGATGATACGCAGGACATAGTAGGTAAACAATCAGAAACAGTCGCTAAACAAAAAACAGAAGTGGTTAGTGGCAACGTGGTTGAGACATTTGGTGCAAGCCATAACACTACTATTACAAAGAACCGTTTACAGATGACAGGCGGCGCACTTCAATCTGTATCTGGCGGCAATATGGCTATTGCTACAGGTAAGATAATGGAAATTGGTTCTAAAGGAAATATGCTTATTACAACAGAAGCAGACATGACTGAGACTATAACAGGACAACAATCAACAACAGCCGCTAATACTGACATAAACAATACAGTAGATGTAACAGGCGATGTTAATATAACAGGAACAAGTACCGCAGATGTAGATCATGATTCAGCAGGTATATCCGGCAAAGGACATACACATACTGATACAGCAGGTACATCAGCAGGCACTACAAGTGCACCTAACTAGGAGTAAGAAATGAGTTGTGGACCAAGTGAAGCATTAAAAGGATTAGCAGATTCAGTAGACGCGCTCACCGAAAAGGCTGAGTCTTTAGTTAACGAATCACCACTAGGTAAACTAGGCGATCTAGAATCAATGGCAGCTGACGCAGCCAACGGCGTAATGGGTAAGTTAGAAGCAATGGTGCCTAGTATTAAGTTTCCAGTCCCAGATCATTTAAAAACATTACAAGATGAGATGAAAGAAGTAGCAGCGTTCGTAGCTCTAGGTGCTTTAGCAGCACCCCTTATGAAAATTAAAATAGATCAAATGAAAAAGAAGTGGGGAGGGTTAGGTTCAAATATAAACATAGATAACCTGGCAGACAAACTTAGAATGGGAGCAATGGACTTAGATGATATATGTAAACTAGTTCCAAATTTAGATACTGATGGCATAAATGTTACTGTTAAAGGAACACCAACTTCGTTTCCAGACATAGACCCTGTATCACTTTTAAAGGGTGTACCGTTACCACCTATGTCTAAACCAAAGATAACAATAGACATTGCTGCCGGCGCCAAAAAACAAGGAGCAGATTTTTTAGACGTCGAGCTACCAACCTTTGATTTCTAAGTATAAATACTAATATGGCACTAGTTAAAAGAAAAGTATCGAGACTATACACAGATTTAGACCTTGCATTTGGCAAGAACTTCTTCTCGGATGATATAGATAAAAAGATAGACGTCAATTCAGTAAAGCAATCAATAAAAATATTGTTGTCTACTATGCCTTATGAAAGGCCGTTTCACCCAGAGATAGGCTCTGATATTCATAAGTCATTGTTTGAACCAATGGATGCTTTTACACCGGGTCTTATTAAGAAAAGAATATATAACACAATAGAAAACTTTGAACCTAGAGTAGAACTTGAAGACGTAGTTGTTACATCAAATTATGATTTACAGGTTTATGAAGTAAGTATCTATTTTAAAATTGTCGGTGTACCTGAACCAGCAATATTAACACTAACATTATCTAGGTTAAGGTAAAGGAACTATGGCACAATTAAACGTATCAGAATTAGATTTTGATCAAATAAAAACAAATTTAAAAACATTTCTAAGCGCTCAAACAGAGTTTCAAGATTATAATTTTGAAGGGTCTGGCATGTCAGTGCTTATAGATTTGTTAGCGTACAACACCCATTACAATGGTATGTTGGCGCACATGTTAACAAACGAAAGTTTTATTGACACGGCTATTAAAAGAGAGTCTGTTGTATCAATTGCTAAGTCATTAGGATACACACCTAGATCTTATTTAGGATCAACAGCAACAATTAATTTAGTTGTTACAGTTCCTGCATCATTCAATGGCACATCAGTTACACTATCTAGAAACGCATCTTTTGGAGCATCAGTAGATGGTAAATCTTATTCGTTCCAACCAGTTGAAGACGTTACAGTTAACGCATCGGTGTCAGGTAGTAACACACAATTCGTTTGGAATAACCTACTTATACGAGAAGGGACGAGGGTATCTAATAAGTTTTCAGTATCATCAGCAAAACCTCAAGGACCATATGTTATTCCTAACTCAAAAGTAGACACGACTACTATACGAGCAATGGTACAAGAGTCATTATCAGATCTTACAGTTTCCACATGGTTAAAATCTGACAAGATATTAGATGTTAAAAATGATTCTAAAATATATTGGGTAGAGGAAGGAATAGACGCACTATCTCAATTAAGATTCGGCGACGGTGTTATAGGTAAAAAACTAGACGCAGGAAATTTAATACTTATAGATTATATTGTAGCATCCGGCCCAGGGGCTAATAACGCTAAGACGTTTTCAGCAAATAGTAGAATAGCAGTTGCCGGTGAAACCGTATCCATAACAACAGTTAGTAACTCATCGGGTGGTAACACATCAGAAAAAATTGATGAGATCAGACACAACGCGCCAAGGTTTAATGCTACAAGAGACAGGGCAGTAACAGAGCAAGATTATAAAACACTAATCTTATCAAGTAACTCAAACATACAATCATGTGCAGTATGGGGTGGCGAAAAGAACGATCCCCCAATGTATGGTAGAGTTTTCATCTCGTTAAATCCTGTGGCAGGACAAATTATTACAGAGCAAGATAAAGAGAATATAAAATCTACCATTATCGATCCTAAAACACCGATAGCAATTATGCCAACGTTCGTTGATCCTGAGTACACATATATTAAACTTGGAATTGGCGTTACATACGATCCTAAAATTACCGTACTCACAAAAGGTGAAATGGAAGTAGCTGCTAAAACATCAGTAAACAATTATTTTAATACAAGTCTAAACAAATTAAATAAGAGTTTCTATTACACTAAACTCCACGATGGAATAAAAGCTGTATCAGATTCTATAATTTCAATTAATATACAATTAGGATTACAAAAAAGAATCAAGCCGAAATTAAATAGCCCTTACTTATACGAAGCAAAGTTTAATCAGAAATTACAACCAAGGGAACTTAAGAGTAGCTACTTTAATATAACAGTTAACAACGTTATACACAAAGTATACTTATCTGATACACCAGCAGCAACAGTTATTGCTCCAACTTATTCCGGTACAGGTATAGTAAACGCAATTAATACAGAGGGTAATATTGTATCAGCTGTAGGAACAATTGATTACGATTCAGGTACAGTAACCTTACCGTCTATGACAATGGCAAGTCTTTACGGAACAGAAACACATTTAAGAATAACCGTTACTCCTCATGATTCAATTAAGGATATAACAACACAAGCTCTAATAAGAACATCGGATACATCTACAGCAGCAGTTGTAGCAAAACCATCTAGAAATACAGTTCTTATATTAGATGATAGTAAGACTTCATCACTTATTAATACAGACATAGGTGTGGCAATAACAGCAACTCAGGATGTTGAAGAAATCTAATGGCAGATTATATCCCTTCATTTTATAGATTCGTTAAGTCTATAACAGTTACCGCAGGTGGAACTGGATATAATAACACCCCAACAATTTCAATAACTGGCGGCGGTGGTACAGGTGCTACAGCAACGGCTACTACATTTAGTGGTGCGATAACAAGTTATGTTATAACAAATAAAGGTACTGGATTTACTTCCACTCCGACTATTGTAATAACTCCTAATGCTTTAGACACTACAGCAACAGGTGCAACAGCATCGGCTATATTAGACGCAGCAAACGACTCGGTGGCAGTAGAAGATAACAATACATTTTATCTTAAGAAAGACCAACTACCTGAAATTGTACAAAATGAGTACCCGTTATTTGCTACGTTCATAGAAAAATATTATCAGTTTATGGACGAAGTAACCAGTCCATCAAGTAAAATACACAATCATACACAAGACATAGATTTAGCTTCAGAAGAGTTTTTAGATAAATGGAGGGGAGCACTAACATCAGACTTTCCTAAGCTTTTAAAAGTAGATAGATCTTTATTTTATAAAAGAGCCAAAGATTTTTATGAGTCTAAAGGTAGTAAACGATCAATAGAAACATTCTTTAGAGTTATGTATGATGAGAACGTGGATATTATATATCCATATCAGTATACATTAAAACCATCAGACGGTATCTATAGTGTTGAACGAGCAATTAAGATACAAGAATCAGAACACGGCGGTGGCAGTTTAGAACCTTTGGACTTGGAAGGTAAAAAGATTGACATTAGATTTAAGGAAACCACAGGTACTGTTACAGTAACTAAAACTCTAAACGCTAGTGTAACCAGAGTTGAAAAGAATACATACCAAACAAACGGCCTAACGTTACAACGTTACGAGTTAATATGTGCGTTCGATGATCCTAGTACACTAGAAGTCGAGGGCCCAGGTGCAGGAGCAGTTGCAACATCAACAGTTTCGAGTGGTAGTTTAACAGCTATAACCGTAACCAATCAAGGCGGTGGATATAATAGTGCCCCGGTAATAGAAATTTTTCCAGCAGCCGGCGACGCAGGCACAGGAGCTACAGCACACGCTCTAGTTTCAGGTGGCAAACTTACAAGCATTGTAATAGATAATGCAGGAACTGGTTACTCAGCAGCCCCAAACATTGAATTTGATATTGATGACGTAAAAACATATGTTGTAGATGACGGAGCGGCAAATAACGAATCAGACATATATGGTTATGTTGTTAGAGTACTTACAGGTGTAGCATATAAAAGTTATTCAGGCTCAGAAATTAACGCAGGATTTAAGATAGGACAAATATTTGCAATTAACGAAGCAGGCGATGACGGTAAATCATATGCTGTTAATGGATATTTTGATGATGATTACACCTTCATAGGCGGATCTAATGATGCCTATATACGAGTAACATCAATAACTACAGCAGGACTACCGAGTACTTTTGCAGTTATTAACCCAGGTTCAACATTCACCAAAGCATCAGTAGATATTAATATAACATCTCCTGCAGGTGAAGTAGCAACCATAACACTTACTACAGGATATCTATTCGAGTATGAGGGTAAGTGGAAAAACGATCAAGGTAAATTATCAGATGTAAATGTATTACAAGATAATAAAAGATACCAACCATTTTCTTATGTTATTAAATCAGGAATTGAAAAAACAACCTGGGAACGACCACTTAAAAATGCCGTTCACCCAGCTGGGATGCAGGTGTTTGGTGATTTAATAGTAAAAAGTTATGTTGATTTTAATGTAGAATTTACTGTTACGACGGCAGGCACATTGTATTATGTATTCAAGTCTACAGACCAAGCAACAACATCAGACGTTCTTGGGTTTATATTTACATCATCATATACAGACGCAGCAACATCAAGTGAAACGATAGCAAAACACGTTGCACCTGGAGCGTTCACCTCAGTGGCAGTAGCCGCTGATACAGACTCCTCACCATATGTCTTAACAGGCTATTGGAACGATTCATCAGATAGTAATTTTGAAGATGATTATAATAGAGGTAACCCAGCATTTTTCTGGAGCATGGCTAAAGCTCTATCAGAAACAGCAGCTACAACAGATAACAACTTTACGTTACAATATAGTAAGGTATTATCTAGCATAGCAACTACATCGGACAGTCTGGCCTTCGGGTACTGGCCGATAATAGAAGACGGAGTAAGTGTAAGCGATGCTTTAACTTACACCAAAACAATCATACTATCAGGCCTATTTGACAGTGGTGCATTTGATACCACAGCTACAGCGACAACTTCAGAAATTATATCTTTTGGTAAGAATATAAATGAAGCACTGGGAGCAACTGATACTCTTGGTAGTATAAATACAAGTAAAGGAATAACAGAAACACCGGCGACAACAGAGCAGGTTGTTAAAGCACTAACCCTACCCTCAGTGGTAGATAGTGGAACAACTTCAGACGCAGGACTTGGTGTAAGCCAAGACTACATGGACCCATCGTATATAGCGGGGGACCTTGTTGGAACTAGTTGGACGTTTACATAAATAAAACATAATAGATTTAGGAGATTAACATGTTTAAAGAAGACGTAAGTAAAGCTACAGGTAAGCTTACTATTGAAATTAAAAACGAAGCAGGTAAAGTAATCGATCACAGAGAAGTTAATAACTTAGTGGTTGATACTGGACTAGCATATATAGCGGGAAGAATGAAAGACGCAACAGCAACAGCAATGAGCCATATGGGCATTGGTACTGGTGCAGTAGCAGCAGCAGCTGGCGACACTACATTAGGAACAGAAGCAGCAAGAGTTGCATTAACATCAACAACAGTTACAGCTAACGCAGTTGCTTATGTTGCTAGTTTTGCAGCAGGCACAGGCACTGGCGCAGTTACAGAAGCAGGTATTTTGAATGCCTCTTCTAGTGGTGTGTTGTTATGTAGAACCGTTTTTTCCGTTGTTAACAAAGCAGTAACGGATTCAATGACAATTACTTGGACAGTAACAATATCTTAATAGGGATATAAATGGCACTTGTATTACGACGATTAGGTAGAGTAGAACTAGCACGTTCTTTTTATAGAGATATAAGAAACAACAATGACTATTTCCATTTTGCAGTAGGTAGGACAAATTCTTGGGACGATGAAACGTCACCTGAAACTCCTATTGATTCAGATAAATATATATCAACATATCGTCGTGGTATGATGTTCACCCAAAGAATTGACTCAGCAGACGTTTGCCTATTGGCAAAACGATATGACTGGACTTCAGGCACGGTATATGATGAGTATGATGATAATTATACTTCTTCATCTCAATCATATACCGGGGCCTCTAGTTTAGCAGATGCAAAATTTTTCATTATGACAGATGAATATAAAGTTTATAAATGTATTAGTAACAACAGTAATGGTCCTTCAACGGTAAAACCATCTAGTACTGGTACATCGGTATTTGAACTCGCAGATAATTATAACTGGAAATTTATGTTTCAGATATCTGCTTCAGATCAAACAAAGTTTTTAGACGCAGACTACATACCTGTTAGAAAATTAACAGGCAGTCCAACCCATGATGTTAACGGGGAAATAGATAGCATCTCAATTACAGCCGGCGGCTCGGGTTATACAAGCTCGCCAACAGTAGTTGTATCAGGAGATGGTGATGGTACTTTCTCAGGCACAGCAACGCTAACAGGCGGCGCCATTACAGGAGTTACAGTAAACTCTTCAGGTAGTGGTTATAGTTTTGCCTTTGTAGCATTTACAGGTGGCGGTGGCGCCGGCGGAACAGGCACAGTTAACTTAGGAGATGCAGACGCACTTCCAGCACTACAGAGTGCAGTCGAGGGTGCTTCAGTTAAAGGCACATTAGATAGAGTTGTAATTACAGCACCTGGTAAAGATTACGCAGCTAACGATGTTCAAATTAGCGTGTCAGGAGATGGCACCGGCGCAGAGTGTTCATCATATGTTAACGCAGCAACAGGAGCACTTACAGGTATTAGAGTTACTAATCCTGGTTCGGGATACTCATACGCTACGATAACTATTACAAACACAGCACCAGATTCACCTGGACAACTTGGAGCTGCAAGAGCTATAGTATCACCTCAAGGTGGACATGGTTCTAATCCAGTAAGAGAATTATTTGCTAGTAGTATAGGTATTACAGTATCTTTTGATGACAATACAAACAACGATTTAGTTTTAGGTAATGACTTCAGACAAATAGCATTAATTAAGAATATGAAAACTCCAGCAGGAGTTACATATATAACAAACACAGCAACAACATGCCATATTATTGGAGTACCTAGTGCTTCAAGTTATGCAATAGATGATTTGTTGACTAGTGATGATGGCGGTAATTTCCAAGTCATTCAAATAGTAGGAACAAACATATATTTAACCTCCACAAACCCCGTAATAACAGTCAATTCAGTATTAACAAATACTACACAGAACTTGGCTGATCTGAGTATAAATACATTAACAGCACCGGAAGTAGATAATGCAACCGGCGAAGTAATATACTTAGACAACAGATCACCAATTTTAAGATCTGCGGAACAAGTGGAACAAATAAAGGCACTGATTAGGTTTTAACACATGGCACTCAATTTAAACGCATCACCATACTACGACGATTTTAGTCAAGATAAAAAGTTTCATAGGATTCTTTTTAAACCCGGCGTCGCTGTACAGGCAAGGGAACTAACACAACTACAAACTATTCTACAGGATCAATTCTCTAAGGGATTTGGTTTCTTGTTACAAGAGGGAGCAGTTGTAACAGGTTGTGCTGAGACAGTACAAAGAGTATCATATATTAAAATACAAGATACCGACGCAGCCTCAGCTGCAATTACTGACACAGCTTTAAAAGGTTATGTTGGTATGGATGTCCAGGGTGGAACGACAGGCTTGCGAGCTACGATAACAGCAGTTGAAACAGGAACTGTTGCTGGCGCACCTAACATGAAAACTTTGTATTTAGTATATAATACAAGCAGTACAACATCTACTAAGACTACTTTTCAGGCAAGTGAAACACTAACACTCATTCCATCAGACGGAACAACTACAGGATATGGTTACGCTTTATACAACGGCGATACGCTAGTTGTAAATTCAGCTACAGGCTATTCAGGACAAACAAGTAGAGTTATACTTGAACCCGGTGTTATATACGCACGTGGCGCATTTATTAAAACAAATAAAATTAGTTGTTTAGTCGACAAATACTACGGAATGAAATCCAAAAATGTTGGCTTCCTAATAGGCGAGGCAGTAAAACAATCATCAACAGATAATAGCTTATTAGATCCGGCACAGGGATCGTTTAACTTTAATGCTCCTGGAGCAGATCGTTTAGAGTATACAGTTACTCTAGCATCATATAATGATACAGCTACAAAACCAGAAAACTTTTACACATATGTTAATTGGACTGGCGGAGAAATTCAAAGGATTAATCTTAAAGACAATCCACTATCAGGCGTAGGTAAAATCCTAGCTGGAAGGACTTATGACGAATCAGGCAACTACTTAGTTAAGGGTAATACTGTTTCAATAAGAGAGCATCTTAATAACGGTACAAATGGCGGCCTATATACAGCTGCTAATAACGGAACAAACAAAGCACTTGTTATTGGAATAGATCCAGGTATTTCATATGTTGGTGGTTTTAAAAGAGAACTATCAAGCACAAAAAGAATTCCAATATACAAATCATTAGCATTTGAGACTGAAGAATCAAGAACATTGTCTACTGCTTATGGTAATTATATAAGCGTAAATCATACACACGGTGTATTTGATGTAGATGGTGGAACAGTTGTAGACTTATACAATGCAGTACAAGACGGCGCTGCTTCAGCAGCAGGAACAAAAGTTGGTACAGCAAAAGCAAGACACATATGTTGGACTAGCGGAACAGCCGGAGCAACATCAGCAGTATATAGAATTTACTTATATGATGTTAAAATGTCTTCAGGTGATTTTACAGCAGTCAGAGGCCTTAGATCAGAAACAGCAAACCCAGGTATAGCAAATGCTGTATTAGTAAGTAGTAAAGCTGTACTAAGCGAAACAAAAGTAAACAAATTAGTTTACAAACTTCCATATAAAAATATTAAAACATTAGAAGCCGATGCTGGCTCATTAGACTACACATACACATACATGAAAGAGTATGATGTAACACTAGATACATCTGGTGGTAACGTTACAATAACAACTTCCGGAAGTGAGACATTCCCATACTCTGGGACATTAACAGATTCTCAAATTGTTAGCAACTTTATTGTTGTTAGTAAAGACGGATTCGTACAAAATGTAGCAACAATCGCGGCCGGCGATTATATAGACTTAACATCAACAAATACAAATGCTTCGGTTACTGTTAACAGTTCAACATCTATAACAATAGATCTAGGCGGAGCAATTACAGTAGGAGCGGGTTCGGCAGATGTAAGAGTATATGTTAATACTCAAATAGCAAACGCACAACCAATTGCTAAAGCTTTACAAGTAGACAAATACATTAAACTTGATACTGGTACACATGTAAATTCAACATCAGGTGAATATAACCTAGGTGTTTGTGATGGATATAAAATATCATCTATTACAATTGGTAGCAATTCAGACTATGTAACAGGACAAGTAGATGTAACAGATCAGTTTAGATTTATAACAGGTCAACAAGACAACTACTTTGGCCAAGCTAAACTATTTAAACATTCAACAAGTACTATTAATTTATCAACAAACAGATATATCGTTGTTAAGATGTCGTTCTTTACGGACACAGTTTCAACAGCAACGTTCTCAAGTGTAGATAGTTACCCTGTAGATGATACTGCAACACCAGCATCCGGCACAATCAGAACAGAGGACATTCCACTTTATAGATCAAATAAATATGGCGATATAGATCTTAGAGATTCAATCGACTTTAGACCTAAAACAATTAATACAGCAGCAACCTCAGCAACGTTAGCTGGTGCTACTGTTAACCCTGATGCATCTGAAACAATTAACAGACCCGGTTCAGGATTAACAAATCCAGTACCTACAGGCACATTTACAACAGACTTACAATACTACATTGGAAAACATATTAGAGTAGTATTAGACTTTGACGGCAATTTCAGAATAGTAGAAGGGGCAAATTCAAATACGCCTAAGTTACCACCTGAACCTGCTCAATCAATGACTTTGGCAAATATTAAATTGCCACCATATCCATGTGTTTCACCTCAATTAGCCAAGACAGTAAACAGGCCTGATTATGGTGTAGTAGTAAAACAAGCAGCTAATAAAAGATTCACAATGCAAGACATTGGTGGATTAGAATCTAGGATTAAAAACTTAGAGTATTATGCATCTTTAAACTTATTAGAGACATATGCTAAAGATCAAACAATTATTAATGCTAGTGGAACAGATAGATTTAAAAATGGCATATTAGTGGATCCTTTCACAGGCCACAACGTAGGGGCAGTATTAGATCCTGATTACCACATAGCAGTTGATGGTAAAGCCAAACATGCGAGGCCGTTCTTTGTTACAGAAAACATTGAGACTCTTGTACATTCAGGTATCACTAATCCCACTAGTAACACAGTATCAACTCTAGTTAGAACTGGTAGTTCATTATCACTCCCGTATTCTCAAAGAATTTATATAGAACAAAACAAAGCAAGTCAATTTGAGAACTTAGCTAAAGAGTTACAATTTAACTATTTCGGAGATATAACACTCAATCCTAACGTAGATAACTATGTAGACACAGCTATTAGGCCAGCAGTCAATGTAAACTTTGATGGTAACTACGATGCTTGGGAAAACATGGCAGACGCTTGGGGCACACAATGGGGCGATTGGGAAGACACCGGTGTAGCAAATGTTACATCAACAACCCAGGCCTTAGATACATTTTCAACAGGCGGGGGAGACGGAAGTTCTTCACTATTTACCACCACTACAACACAACAAACCCAAGTTAGACAGGGTATTGCATTAGACATTTCGGCATCAACTGAGACACAAAACCTAGGAGAGAAGGTAGTTGATACAGCCATTGCACCATTTATGCGTTCAAGATTGGTTGTAGTTCAAGCAAGAAGATTGAAACCTAATACTAGAGTTTATCCATTCTTCGATGGTGAAAGTGTAACGACAAATTGTACACTATCAACTGGCAACCAAGTGCTTATGACAGACGCAGCTGGAGTTGTAGCAGTTAACTTCCTAATACCTCAAGGGGTATTTAGAACAGGTGCTAGAGTATTTAAACTAACAGACAGTCCCACAAATAACGATAAGATTTCGGTAACATCAGCAACAGCAATATATGAGTCATCAGGACTAACACAGACAAAGCAAGACACTATTGTTGCAATGAAAACTGCTAACGTTAATACATCTCAATTTTCAGATGATAGAGTAACAACAGATGTGTCTTTAGGTGTTTCTATTGGAGCAGGGTCACCCCTCCCACCAGCACCGGCACCGGTTATTATAAACAACCCACCTATTGTTACTATAATAGACAACACAGTAACAGAGACGGTATTTGTTGAAGTACCGGCACCAGTAACACCTGTACCAGCACCGGTAGTAACGTTTACTAATGTAGCTTCATTTACTGAAGTTGTAACCTTTACACAGATTATAACGCCAGTAACATTCACGGCGCCACCTATAACATTCACAGCTCCTCCCGAGCCACCAGTTACATTTACGCCTGCAATATTCGGCTGGCCAATTATAGATTGGCCAATATTCATTCCAATTCCAGATCCAATTCCAGATCCAGAACCTGTTATTGACGACTTCCAATTCGATTTTGGAGAGGACTTTGATTGGGGCTTCGACTTCTGGGGATTTAATATGGGAGGCGATCCGTTAGCACAAACATTTTCAGTAGGCGGAATGGCCGGAGGATTGTTTGTAACTGAAATTGATTTGTTCTTCAAGGGAAGACCTACATCAGGAACTGATGGAGTAACAGTAGAATTAAGAGAAGTAATTAATGGAGTCCCTGGACCTAAAGTAGTTCCAAACGGATCTAGATATTTAGAAAGAACATCGATTAATATTTCATCTGAAACAGATGGTGTTACAACATTTACACCAACAACATTTAAATTCCGAGACATGGTGTATTTACAAAACGATACAGAGTACTGTTTTGTTCCAAAACCAGAGAACGATAATCTAGATTACACATTGTGGATCTCAGAGTTGGGTGAAAACCAATACGGAACATCAGAAAGAATAACTAAACAACCACACGCTGGTATGATGTTTAGCTCGGCTAATGATAGAACATGGAGTCCTGAGCAATCAAAAGACATGATGTTTAATCTTAAGGTTGCAGACTTTAAAACAGATACTAAAGTAACAGGGTATGTGAGAAATGCCAAAGTTGATTGGATTACACCTGAAGTTGGAACATATGTTCCTACATCAATGGTTCAACTAACACCAGGCGATATGGTTGTTGGCTTTACTCCAGCAATTACAAACGCAGGCACAGGTTATAGCGGACTTACACCTACTGTTACAGTAACAAACACAGGCACAAACGGAACAGGATTAGCAATGACAGCAACTGTTACAGGAGATGTTATAACAGCATTAACAGTAACTAATCCAGGATCAGGTTATTTAAGTGCACCTACTATAACAATTTCAGCAGGTTCAGCTACACAAGCAACAGGAACTGTATCTCTTAACCAAGGTGTTGTACAAGGCTGGAATAGCCTACATAAGTATGCCGAGGTTAGTTGGAGATCAGGACAGTTTACAACAGGTATGAAGATAGGCTCAGCTAGAGGATATACTTCAATCGAAAAATTCACAGACAAGGTAGTTAATGACATTGCGCTAAACGCATCACTATTAATGCCAGGCGCAGAAACACAATGTATTGCATCCATAGCCCTAACAAAAACAGGTGCTGTTAGTAACGCAGAACAAGCTCCAGTGTATGAACCGTTAACATTTAACAGTACACTTAATCTATTAAATGAAAAAACTATTTACAGTTATTCAAACGAAGTAACAACATACGCATCTAAAGCTTCAGCAATGTTGAAGTTAATAATGAGTACACCTCAAAGAAACATCTCACCAATGATTCCTTTGGATATGTTAAACATGCTACTAGTAGCAAATGATGTTAACAATGTATCAACAGGTGAAGACGGCAGGACCGGTGGTAGTGCTAAATCCAAGTACATTTCAAGACGTGTAATACTAGAAGACGGAATGGACGCAGAAGATCTTAATGTATATATTGATGCCTCAATTCCAAGTGAAGGAAGCATTAAAGTATATGGTAAGTTAATGAACTCAGCAGATGAGGGAGACTTCCAGGAAGATTTAAGTTGGTTAGAACTATCATCAACTACAGCACCATACGAAAGAACAGATGGTTTTGCAGAATATTTGTACACTTTACCAATCAAAAGCTCCGGTACATATGGTTTAAATAGTGGAGAATTTGAATACGACTTAGAAACTGTTTCAGCAATAACAGTTACAGCAGCAGGCTCTGGTTACTCCTCGGTACCAACTGTTTCTATAACTGGCGGCAATGGTTTTGGAGCGACGGCAAAGGCAAATTTAAACGGCGGTACAACAGTTAGTTCAATTACTATTACAAACCCTGGAAGAGGTTATACAAGTACACCTACTATAACAATTACAGGCGGTGGTGGTAGTGGAGCGACGGCAACAGGAGCAACTGCTACTGTTACACACTCAGGCTTTAAAACCTTTGCAGTTAAAATTGTACCATTATCATCCAATACAGCACAAGTACCTAAGTTTAAAGACTTAAGGGCTATAGCTCTTCAGGCATAATACACATGATAAAAGAACAACCTAAGAAAGACGTTATAAATATTAGCGGAGAAAGAGATCTCGTAAGGGATAAGGAATCAAAGGCTATACTTAGTAGAAATTATACAGGCTTGGAGGCATACAAGATGCAAAGAAGTCGAAATAATAAAATTCTAGAGTATGAGAATGATATAAATACTTTAAAGAAAGAAATAACTGAAATAAGGCAAATGCTTAATATTCTAGTTAATAAAACAAATAGGCAGGAAACATAAATGGCAACTATAACATTAAGAGCAGCAAAGGGTAGTCCACTTACCAACAACGAAGTAGACGGTAACTTTACAAATCTTAATACCGATAAATACGAGTCAGGCTCTAACATAGCAGCAGGAACGTTAGCCGCTACTGGCGCCTTTACTGGCACTACAGCAGCACTGTCTTCGAATATTTCGGTAGCGGGTTCAAGTACTCTAAGTACTTCTGCCACTGTTTCAGCAGCTGGAACAGATCAGGCAGCAGCCACAGGCCTTACATCAACATACAATATTGTAACCACTGCAACAGCAAATCAAGGTGTTAAACTACCTGATACAGCAGCAGGGTTAGAAATAACAATACTTAATGACTCAGCAAACACTATTAAGATATACCCAACAACTGGCGAATCTATTGACGCAGGAGCAACAAACGCTTCCGTTGATTTAGCATCAGGCCACTCATTAAAACTAGTCGGTGTGGCTGCTACCAAATGGAATAGATTAGTTCCAGTGGTAGTATATGACGCATCAGGCACCAGAGTAAACTAAGGAAACAACAATGATCCCATTAAAAGTCAAAGCATCTTCATATCCAGTTAGTAGTTCAAACTTCCAGGGTCTGCAAGAAATGTCAGATAATGAAATAGAACAATATTTCTCAGCAATTCTGACAAAGGACTTTGCTGATAATAGTAATGGAACAGGTACAGGGGAACTTAATGTAACAACAGACGGCTCAGGCTCCGGTACAACCATTGGTTCAATTACAGATACTAAAAGAGATGACGCAGTTGGAACACATCCAACAGACGGTGCATCTTCTACTGTAACTACTTACACAGCTAAACAAGTTAGTGCAACAGCATCAGAGAGTGTTACCAACAGGCCTATAGGTTACTTAACATCAGGTACAACGGGATTAAACGAGTTTACAGACGGACAACTAGATACAGATATTATAGACAAAACTGTAGCTTCAATGGTTTCAGGTAGTGACTATACAGTTGGACAGTATTCATTAAATTCATCTACACCATCAGGTGGTACGTGGACATCTAGATATCAATTAGACGATACTCAGGTAGACGGCACAACAGCAACAATGTATATTTGGCAGAAAACAGCAGCTACAACAGCAGCAGTTTCAAATTTCAAACCAGTTAAAGTAGAAGGTTCAAACGGAATTAAAGAAATGTCCGTTGCCGAAATGGAACAACTAGTTCCAAATTTTAGAAACAGAATAATGGATGGACAAGGTAAAGGGACTTACACTTTACAATCATCTGCTCCTGGCTCAGGCACATGGGTACAGATGGGAGACGCAGGTGGTTTCACAGATACATCTAAAAACGTAACATCACAAAATTACACAGGTAGTTATTCAGGTACATATACCGGTAACTATACTGGAGCATACGCAGGCACATACTCAGGTAGCTATGCAGGAGCATATACAGGTGCTAAGAGTTATTCAGGAGCATACGCAGGCAGCTATACTGGTAACTATACTGGAGCATATGTAGGAACCTCAGCATACGCAGGAGCTTACGCGGGAGCTTACGCAGGCTCTTATGCTCATGATTACTCAGGTTATGCAGGTACTTCTTACACAGGTTATTACACAGGTTATTACACAGGGTATTACACAGGTGCTAAGAGTTATTCCGGAACATACGCAGGAGCTTACTCAGGTTCATATACTGGAGCATATGTAGGAACATCTGCTTATGCAGGTACATACGCCGGAACATATACAGGTTACTATTCAGGTACATACGCAGGTAACTATACTGGAGCATACGCAGGCACATACGCAGGCGATACAATACAAAGCTCTAGTTCAACGGTAGGAACGGTAAGGCTGTGGTTGAGAACTGCTTAACTAGCAGTATAAATAAGTTTACATTATGGAGATATTATGGCAAAGCCGAAGAAGAGCATTCCTTTAGAAGCTAAGGTTATTAAGACCGACAAGAAGTTTATTGAGTCTGAACCCGAAGCACCAAAAGAACGTAAATACAAATTTATAGATCCTTACTGGTCTAGTAAGGAACACAAACATCTCATCGTTACTATTGAGTATCCAGACGGTAGAAAAGCTACCGCATCAATACAAGATAAAGATGGAACAAACCCAGACTACTCAGCAGTACTAGAAGAATATGGCGAAGACGTCATTGATGCTAATACAGCAGAAGGTGTCAGGCGTAGAGATGAACACATCAAGAAACGCTTACAAAGACGCGAAGCTGAAATTGTAAGAGCCAAACAAGAACAACTATTCAATGTAAAGCTTGAAGCATTTGAAATACCAATGCTTAAAAGCTCTAAAAACAATACCCTCAAGAAACTAGTTCGTAAAGCTAAAACGCCTTTAGAAGTGCAAGCGTTAACTAGCATACTACTAGCCGAAGAACTTAAGCTGATAGGAGTTATTGGTGAAGATGCTAAGAAAGCCTGAGGACTTCCCTGATAATGGATTTATTATAGTAGCATCTAAGTCTATTAGATTTTATAAAGCAGCTATTGAATGTGCAGAGTCAGTTAAATTGTTTTGGCCTGAAGCACACATTACAGTCTATACAGATGATGAATCTTGGATACAACCAAGCGATTGGAACCACGCAGACTATATTGTACATTGGGAAGTTCCTAAACATATAAGAGCTAAACTATGGGCGTTAGGACAAACACCATACAAGGGTAAGACTTGTTACTTGGATGCCGATATGGTATGTCAGGATGAGGCAGTTGCAGATGTGTTTGATCAACTCCCAGATGATTTAGATTTGTTGTTCACAAAGATTAGACCATACAACGCAGCGCTAACGAAACTCTCTAATACGGAAGAGATGACAATGCACTGTGGCATGTTTATATACAGAAATAATCCAAAGACAATTAGACTAATGGATTCTTGGTGGGGAGAGTATGTTAAACAGCAGGACGAGACAATTCCAATTGGAGACTATCCTAAGGCAGCTCGTAAGTGGGACACCTTCACCATGTGGAAGCTTTTAACTTATAGCGATCATGGTGTGAGATGGGGAGAAGACTTACATGTTAAATGGAACTTTATCAACGGACACAACCCGGAAGAGTTAGAAGACGAAGATATAGTTTTCTATCACTACACTATACCTCAACATGAAGTAACTGCTGGGAATAGAAAGGGTCGTCTATGATTGGACAGACACTTGATAATGAACGATTCTTTGTAGAGTATTCTAATGGTGAGAGTGCTTTCACCATGTATTGGAATATTAATGATAAGCATATATCTCAGTTTTGGAAGAAAACACTTATATCCAACTATATAGGTATAGATAATCAAACATCATACGCACTTCTAGATAAACGTTTTATGAATAAAGGCTTTCCTAAAACAAAAGATCAGCCATGGAGTCGTAACGTACAACAGATATGTGATGAACTTAATGATGCTATTGAAGTTATTAATACCCGACTAACAGACTTTCCTACTATAACACAACACTTTACACCTGAGCGTTGTTGGACTCCCGATTTATTTCGTGATGATTTTAATCAACTACATCATCACTTCGAGGTACTTATAGGACAAACATGGAGTGTAAGTAAGTGGTATGAGATTATGGATAACCATACTCGTTGGGCTACACATTGCCTTAATAATGCCTGCCATGAAATAGAAAGTTATGTACACGCCATATCACCTGGGCATGGAGATTTTGAATCATATGGTTGGACAGGAATAAGCTACAACAGTTTCTGTTGGGATGGAGTTAAACGCAAGGAGAGAATAAAATATTATTATGAAGACAAACATAGTAATGACTGGGGAAAGTCAGGAATACTATGGGGCGCACTCGTTCCATACTATGCACAAACAGGAAAAACACTTAGAGAGGTGTTTGACGATGGAGACGAATACATAGATGATGGTAATATATCACAACATTGTATTATGTCAGGTGAAGTACAAATATGTCTTACAGGTCCTGGCAATGAATTAGATTTATATAGGATGGATGAAGAATCAGGTTTTGCTAAGTGGCTAGAAGATAAAGGTTATGATTACAATGATCCTAAAACAGGTGTAGGAGATGCAGTCATGGGTATGCCAGCTTTTGAATTGTTTCCAGACGACTCTTGGCAATCATTAGATATAATAATTAAAGAGTGTGATAACATAACAGCAGTAGGCTTTGTTGATAGCGATCTTAATATAATAGAGAACAAATCTACACGATATGATTACACATGGCAAGAACAATATACGGCAGAAAAATTAATGTTTAGTAAAGATCACAATTCAAGGAGTGCACCACTATGATATTTACCGATATAAGTGATGAACTCTTAGATATTCTTACGCCCTACAGCGATTGGTTTTTTAGTCAAGACTTGGAACCATTGAATAAGTTATCAGACGAAAACGAAAAGAACGACACTAAAGTTGATATGGAGTATTGTTGTGGACCTGAGTATTTAGCTAAGATATTACAAAAGGATGGCGCACATGTAGGCTATCCCGAAATCTCTAGAAGCTTTGATCTAATGGGACTAAAACACCTATGCCCTGACAACTTTAGAGTTAAACACGAACAAATGTCATCTACACTATTGGAGTTTCTAGGAGCTAGAAATGAGGCAGTTCATGTATACTATCCAGTTGATGGTTATATGGGGTGGCACAATAACTGGAACGCCTCTGGTTATAATATCCTTCTATCATATACAGAGAAGGGAGGCGGCTTCTTTAAGTACAGGGACGCCAAAACACATGAGATAGTCACTATGGATGATCCTGGTGGTTGGTCTTGTAAGGTAGGATACTACGGCAAGGGCAGAGAACCCGAGAAAGTGTACTATCATTGTGCTGGAACACACGAACCACGCATCACATTAGCCTATGTTATCCCTCAAATCGACATGTGGCGCAACATGATTGAGGATATCTCGGGCGAATCCGCAGATCATCTCTCCTAAGTTACTGATTTAACACCTAAAAAGAGTTGAAATCTTTTCATAAAGTGCTTGACTTTTGGTCCTATGCTTGCTATACTAACGGTATAATGAAGAAACAAACAATAAAAGGTGAGAATATGAGAGTAAGTAATTGGGCGAATGTAGGGCAAACTATAACATGGACATCAGGAGCTGGTGTTTTAACAGGTGAAGTGTTACAAATAGATGCTGGGAAAGCAACCGCTCACCCTACTATTAAGGCAGATTACTACTTGATTGGTTATGCTAAATGGCCGTCAGGTGGATGGAAAACTGCTTACCTAAACAGTAACGCAATGAACCAATTAAAGGTAGAAGTTACTTCAACTCAATTGGAACTCTTTTAAAATAATGCTTGACTTATGGTCCCTAGGGTGCTATAATAACGGTATAAAATGAAGAAACAAACAAAAATAGTGAGGACTAAATAATGAATATTCAAACTTTAAAAATAGAAATGTCAACAATGAATCAAGATGAATTGACTCAGATTGTGAACTTTGCAAATCAGTTGAAAAGCGGCTCAACGACATGGAACAAGTGTCATCAATTTTCAGTTGGACAGAAAGTAAATGTAGTTCAAAAGACTAAATCTACTTCTGCGGTGATTGTTAAGATGAACCCTAAGAAATGTGTTGTTGAAATGAACTGGCAAGGAAGAGGACTTTCAAAAGTCAATGTTCCTTACTCAATGTTAGAGGTGGCTTAATGTTAGAACTAATCGGATTGTTAGCAATAGGCTTTTTGGCATTTAAATTTTTACCAGGAATGTTAATGTTTTTAGTTAAATTACTTGCAGCAGGAATCCTAGTACTACTAGCCCTAGCTGTTTGGCAGACAGTATTTTCAAATGGAGTCTACATACTATGATATTTCCTTTAAACAAACTATACAAAAGAGACACGAACGGAAACATTCGTGAACTAACAGTCGAATATTCTAATGGTGTGATGAATGCTACTAGAACTATTGCAGGCATTAAAGACGGCAAACTAGTTACTAGTGGTTGGAAAGATGCTTACGGCAAGAACGAAGGTAAAGCAAATGCTACTACAGATGCTGAACAAGCACAAAAAGAAGCTCAAGCAATGTGGGATAAGAAAGTAGAAAAAGAATACTTTGAAGACATCTCACTTGTTGATTCTTACGATAAGTTTAAACCCCAACTAGCACATGACTACACTAAAAGACCTCAGTCTAATGGTTTCAGTCAACCTAAGTTAGATGGTATTAGATGTATTGCAAGAAAAGACGGCCTTTATACAAGAGCAGGAAAAGAGATTACAACTTGTAATCACATATACAATGATCTAAAAGCTTTCTTTGAAGAGTGGCCTGATGTTATATTAGATGGTGAACTTTATAATCACGCACTAAAATCAGACTTCAACAAGATTACAAGTCTAGTTCGTAAAATAAAACCTTCACAGGAAGAACAAGAAATGGCAGAAAAACTTGTTCAGTATCATGTATATGATATGGTAGATTTAGACAACGAATCATTTTCAGATAGAGATGCCTTTCTTAATGAAGACTTTATGGCTTGGCGTAGCAGTGATTGTATTAAATTAGTTACAACAACATGGTGTGATAGCCAAGACGAACTAGATACTTTATATTCAGAATACACAGAGCAAGGATACGAAGGACAAATGGTTCGTAACGACACACCTTATGAGAATAAAAGAAGTAAGAATCTACTTAAACGAAAAGAGTTTGTTACCGAAGAGTTTAATGTTGTTAAAGTACTAGAGGGTTCAGGTAACTGGGCGGGATATGCCAAACACTTTGAACTAGAGTTAGGCGATGGTAGAACTTTCGGTAGTGGAGTTAGAGGACAACAGGCTGTATTAAAAGCATTACTTGAACAGGAAGTAAAACCTACTTGGGTTACTGTTAGATATTTTGAGAAGACACCAGATGGTGTTCCACGTTTCCCAGTAGTAATTGACTGGGGTATAGGAGATAGAAATGATTGAGATATTACAAGAAGTAACTGACTGGGATGGCGTGAATATAACAAATGGAATATATCACGTTAACAAAAAGACTGGACACTTGGTTCAATACAATGACAAAGTCTTTAAGAGTCCTTTAAAACAGTTTAGTAAATCTAGACGTAAGTTTAAAAAGATCGGCGAACGAGACTAATCAAACACATCGTACTTGGAGAACCTTAGCCTCACTAGGGTTTTCCTCACGATGGCTACTCCAGTTAAAGATATAAAGTTAATTAACGCAGCCATAAATGCTGTGGTTTCAGCGTACTCTATACAAACTTTTATTATGAATACACTTAAAGGGAACATTATTATTGCTCCTATAAAAGTATCGAAGGATGCTTCTTTTAAAGCTGCGTTCAGTTTTTTATTTTGTGCCAATTGCCATAAACCTATCGAAGTATACTTTACCATTCCAATCATAGTAAAATTGTTTTGTTTTACCTGAGTACATGGTATCTTTAAGACCCACGTTCTCAATAAGAGCCTTCTCACTATCCACACAGTTGATACCATACATCTCTTCAATAACATTAGATGATTGACAAGCAAATACTGCATGTTTGTTTGCTGTTTTTAAATCCTGTAATGGAAACATCTGTTCTGCTCCCATTGTAATTACAATATCAACATTCAATTGATTAAGTTCATCAAAAGCGAAGGGAACATCTAAGTTCCAATGATTTAATTTTATGTATTCTTCAGTGCTATAATGCTTGTTAAAGACCTTAGAGAGCTCTAAAGCTTCTTTATCGATGTCAACTAGGTGCATTTCTCCTACGGACAAGTTCTCACACAGCAGTGGAACTAAAGGAACTCCTAACCAGCTATTTAATATAAGAATATTAAACTGCTCGTCTTTCATGTAATTGTCTAGGCTTTTCTTTAGCTCTTCAACTAACCAAATAGCCCCTTCCATAGTATTCGGATTAAGCGCCTGCCTAAAGTCATCGTGCTTGTGTTTCATTTCATGCTCGACTTTGGCTAAACCCTCTCCCCAATATTGCATACTGTTTAAAAAATTAAAATTTAACATCTTCTTTTCTTCCCATTGAATCAAATAAACAAACATATGGTATCTGTCTGTACACTTGTTTTTCTACATCATGCGGATATATGTACCCGTGATTGTAACTATAAAACCACCCTATTGGAAAATATTTAATTCTTGCTACACCCTTGTGCATGAAGAAGTTATCTATCCCCCTATAGTACCATAGGACCTTTTCCAAATGTGCTTTAAAATATAACGATATATTTTCTGTATCCAGGTTATCGTTCCATCTTAATACACTACTATTTAAATCTGTGAATCTATGAGGAACATGCTCTGTGTTCTTTGCCATAGTTTCTAAATCATGCCAATGTGTTTGGCCAAAAGCTAAACAATCCTCAGGATCGAAATTAGCTATATCATCTATGTCTTTTTGTATGATAACATCTAAGTCAAAGAAAAGATTCTCACCCTTCTGTCTTACAACGTTGCTATCAAACAAGTACATCTTATTCCACCATTTTTCTAACTTGTTATCTTTAGGAAGAGGAATGACTACTATGTCTTCATCTAATCCTTTAGGACTTTCAGTTAAACAATGAAACGTAAACTTGTAAGACAAATTCTGCTTACAGGATTCTAATATCTTGTTAACATGCGCGGAGCCGTATTTGGTACCATGTTTAACCGTATAGATATTTAAATACTCTATGTGCATTATACCCAATGCCTCAATAACGCAGGGTCTGCTAACTCATCTTGTTTTGTGTGTCCTCTACTAGCATCCTCAAACGGTAGTAGATCAATATTAAATACACATACAATTGGAGTCTCTCTGTAAATGTCAACTTCTAAATCGTCATCGTCCCAACTACGGCCTCGGTTATACGAGTAAGCATAGTCTGCCGGGAAGTGATCCCATAGTTTCTTACCCCAGTCTCCCCATCTCCAAGAGTGATAATTGTCTGTACCGTCTGTATATGTAAACCATATCTGTTCCTGGTGTTTTAATACATCGTCCCATATACATTCTGCCTGATCGTCGCTCCATACTTGACAACTGCCATTTGTGTATGCACCATGTGCCAATTTAAATCTACGAGTCTTCATTGGACGAGGATCTTGCCACCAAGATCTTAACTTAGTAGGCCGTTCCATGTTGTATGTAAGTAAAGGCTCTATGTCATTCTGTATGATTACATCTAAGTCAAAGAAAACAAAACGTCCTGTAGGTTTATCTTCAGCAAAGTTGTGCGTATTGAATACAAATGTTTTAGGTCTATCCCAACATCGTGCCATGCCATATTTAAATTCGTCTTTTTGGAACCAATACTTCGGGTGTATGTTTGGAATATCTGGGAAGTCTATAACCTTAATGTCATCATCAAAGCCTTCGGAGTCATCAGTATAACAATAGAAATGGAAATCGTGTTTTGGATCACAGTTTCTTTTTGCCATATTCTTTAATTTGTTTACAAAGTGAGGACCATATTTTGTCCCCCACTTGGCACATACAATATTAACTCTCACTTACTGCTCTCCTAACAATAACATAATCTGTACCGTATTGTTTGCCTTCACCTGCAAGCAACATTGTAATTTCAACACACTTTGGTTCGAAATTTTCTAAATCTATTTGAACTAATAGTGTGGAGAATTCTGAGTTGACTACAATAGGAATGAATTCCTCATCATTAAAACTACCTTCAATCACCGTACCATCTTTAACTTTTAACATATGCCTTCCTGTTCATTATGAATAACTATCGGGTTCAACTTTAATAAATTATTAAAATACCCTTTGTAAAAATCATTAGTAAAAATATCTTCTAATGTATAATTACAAATATTGTTCTTGTCCCAACTATACATCAACTCCGTCCTATGTTCTGGAGATCTGTCTGCTGAGATAATATTGTTTGCTACATGCTTACACGGAAATACATTTCCTTTAGCACTTAAATAAAATTGATTATTAATCTTACCTTCACATTTAACATGTGGAGCAAATTTTATCTTTCTCTCTTTATATATGTCGTCTTGTTTAACTGTCTGTAGAGTGTCAAGTGTAATGAGATTATAGTCTGGCATTTCACTGGTTTCCTTCGGTTCTATAACCACTTTCTCTGGTTCGATTTTATCATTATATATAAAACCTGTAAAAAGATGTCTTTTAGATAACTCTTTAGCTCTTACAACATCATTCTCTTGCGTCAACGATGTTTGTGTGTAACTCCAAAAGACTCTGCAACCCTGCTTAAGTAACTCGTCTGCATGTCGTAGTATCTTTTCGTCTGGGTGTGAGGTATTAATATTAAATGTAATGTTAGCTATATTATTTGTTATTGTAAAGTATAACATACCCAATGTACGCCACCATCCCATGTCGTTATTAATACCATCAGTTTCAAGGTCAACTGCAACGCCCCAGTTACCCATTAGGTATTGTATTATGTCAAACAACTCTGGGTTATCAGTAGGATCTTGTGTAAGTCCTACCATTTTAATTCTTTTTAGTCTTGCCTTCTCACAAAAGTCTACAGTAAAAGCATCTTCAACAATATCAGTAGTTAAATGTCCAGTAGGTCCTATTGCTTCAATCTCTACTCTTTCGGGTAGCCAAGGATATAGATCTGCCTCTCTGTTGTAATTTAATTCTAATTGTTCTTTAGAGAAATCTGAATACCAATAAGGCAATACAACTATGTCGCCCTCAGTCTTTTCTGGGTAGTTGTGATTTGTATTTTGTATAAACGAAAAGTCTGGTACAATGTTACTAAAGAACGCATCTTCAAAGGAGTGGTTGTCAAACGTCATTGAGTCTTCCATCTCATTCCACTTAGATAATATGCCTTCAACCTTTTCATTACGGTGGCAGAAGTAACACAGATTTCCGTCTTCAAGATATAGTTTGTCAATACCCTTTGACTTATAACTAAAGAACGATTCAGGATTGTTTAATATAACGTTTGGTGTTACAAGTAGACTACGCTCGCCTGGTTTGGTATGCTGGATAATATCAATTTCAATCCAGTCTTTACCGTACTTAGGTACATGGAATGTAATCCCTTGTAGGTACCCGTCTTTCTTTTTGGTTGTGTTTAGCAGACTCATTTCTGTTTGGTTTACAAAGACAACAAAGTCAAAAGGATCAGCAATCAGTTTTTTTGCTTGTGTATAAAAAGCATTTATATGTGATTGACTATATTTAGCGTCTAGCTGATTAGCTATTAGTGTTACCATGCCAATGTCTCAAAAGTTGTTCATCATCTATTTCATTTATCTCATACTGTGGAGTCTGGCCTTTAATCTTATTTACATTAAAGATACATATCTTACAGTCTTCTCTATATTTATAACGCTCTAAATCATCTGGATATTTAAGACCATGGTTATAACTGTACAACCAATCGTGAGGTATGTTATTCCAAAACTCTCTCTGTCTCCAGAAATGATAATTGTCTGTACCCTTAAAGAACGTTCTGAATATTTGTTGCTCTTCTTGAATTACGTCCCAGAATATGTGTTCACATTGATCTCTGTTCCAGCACATGAGACTAGAATTATGATAAGTCCCTCTGATGTCTATGAATTTCCTATCATGTAACTGTTTAGGATCCTGCCAATTGGAGTGTGCTATTCTAGGTTTCAATGCTAGTTCGTTTAGATCTGATATATCATTATGAATTATTATATCAAGATCCATATAACACCACTTTCCATTATACCCCAACCAGTTATGCGAGTTGAATACAAGGAACTTGGATCTATCCCAGCAGTAGTTCTCTATTCCAAACCAGTACTTAGGGTGAAGAGGATCTATATCGGGTATAGGTTTTGTGTCGCAATCCAATCCAACGGGATCGTCGGTGAAGCAGGTAAATGTAAAGTCATGCTTGTAATTGTTCTGTACCATACGATACAGGTTATTTACATATGCAGGCTCGTATTTATCGCCCCATTTTATGCAAACAAAGTTCATCATATTCTTTCTCAATCTCCGGGTATCTGTCTTGCCCATTTAGTAGACATATTGTATATTCAGGTCTGTATTTTCTACCTGAGAACATGTATGAATACACCTCTTTATCGGGTAAGTGTTCAAAGGTAAATCCCTCATGGTATAAAAATGTATCATCTCCGTGAGGATACTTAACTATATATTCGTCTTGTTTCTCACAATAATGATTCCAAATATGCGTTGCATCTTTCCACAACATAATACTAGAGTTAAAATTGCTTAAAGGTTCGCTGGCGTGGTATGGAAACTCATCTATTGGCATTTCATCAATACCCTTATCCTTCCACCAAGTGTATGCGATTACTGGATAGTGCTGGCAGTAGTCGAATAGATGATCTATATTCTTTTGTATTCGTACATCAAGATCTAAATATAATATAGTCTCCCCCTCATCAGCCTTAATCTGAAAAAGTTTAAGCTTCTCCATATTACCTTCGGGTTCGTGTTCTATATAAATAACTTTAATGTTAGGGTTAAGCCCTGAGGGATCATCGGTTACACAGATGTAATCGTACACACCATCGGTATGTTCGTATATCGAATTCACGTCTTCAGCACTATATTTGGTGCCATATTTTAAAGTTAAAATAGTTTTCATTGTAATCATTATTATTTATAAATAAGAAGAACAAGTAATTTAAAGAGAACTCACCAATGGCAGTAATGACAAACATTGTTTTAGACCAAGGTACAACATTCAATATGACTGTTAACCTTACTAACGACGATTTATCAGCCAAAGACCTGACTTACTACACAGTAACAAGTCAAATGAGAAAGTCATACGATGCTACAACTGCTACTAGTTTTACTACAGCAAAAGTAGATGCGACTGGCGTAGTTACTTTATCACTCACGGCGACGGAAACGGCAGCAGTTAAAGCAGGCCGATACGTTTACGATGTCGAGATAGCAAGTTCGACAGAGACTTTAAGAGTTTTGGAAGGCCTGGTTACAGTAACACCAAATGTTACCAGAGCTTAAAGGAGAATACAAATGGCAGTTAATGTAAGCGTAG